TGCTCTTACACCTTGACCACAATAAGTGTTGTTATAACCACCTCTTATTCTTGATTCTTCTATAGCCCAGTCTCTTTCATTATCTGGATTAGTTGTTATAGCAGGATATGTACCATCACCTCTAGACCCGTTCCATTCAGCTGGTGCAGGGTTAGTGGTATCATTTAAAGTCTTTCTAAGTATAAAAGAATTAAAAAATTTTACTTCTAATGTTGCTGCCATAATTTATTATTGCATATTTCTTTATAATATTACCTTAAGGACAAGATGTTACACCGTTTATATACCAGTTTTGTGCTGGAGCAGGTTGAAATG